TATGTGCACTGCATAGACTCTAAGTTACATAGTTCTCAAGGTTATAATCCCATACATAAGTTCAATACCTTATGTTTTGACAGGGAAATGATGTACCTCATTACACGATTTACACGTGCAGTATGATAACTTGAACTACTGTGATTGAAAGAAACTGGTGTCCTCAACATCTTGGAAAGAGTTAAGTTTTTTATCAAGGTCTTTCACCTATACGTGTAGTAATAATCCTCTACCTAGAATGCATTGTTTAATTGCCCACTTATGCTATAAGCCCCCTCTGTACTCAGTTGTAATTATCTCCGTGGCTGTAAGACGTAGTGGAGTCATTCATTACAACTGCTCACCCTTGGGAAGTGAGAATGGTACATTACACCTAACAATGGGGTATCTCATAGTTAGGATTAGTATTTATAACTCCCTCTTCAGGGTGAAGCAATAAGACTATACTGACCCCTGTATAGAATATAGAGCCTCATATAATGCGTCCATTATATTACAATCTCTACTCTGGCTGTACTCTTACAAGGTTCTAATCCTTGATACATATCCCGTTACTACACTGATAGCCTTTTATTGACTGTCTTCATAACTTAAGGGTTTAACTAATAAGTTTAACCTGTTTCAGAGGGTAATGCAACTATTGCATAAGAGTAAAATCACAAGCCCTCTCCAAGTCCTGTTAAGGATACTGTTGAGATACTACTCTTGTGATAAATCCAGTAGTGTGGATATTTCTTAATAGACATTATTGTTTAATCTATTGCTTGTAATCAGGATTTCTGCCTAACCTATAGGATACTACCCTACGTATAATTGTGATACATAATATATATCTGTTACCATCATTAGTTCAAGTAACTGATTAGTAATTTGAATTATTATTAAACCCGATTTAATGACTGTAATACTTGTACTCTATATAGAAGTAATACATAAGAGACCAATAAGACTAGTGTATTTATAGTCTATTTAGTCTACACTAGTATATTTAGCCATATATTTAATTGTATGTATAGCATAATCAGTGATTTACATAGGTTACTTAAAGCATAAGATAAGGTGATAGTTCTTCTGTCCCACACCTTTTCACCCTTTAACACACATAAAATTTAAATTATCTCAAAAGATAACTGACTGATTACCAGTATCAAAGTCTACTTGTTACACACGGTGGAGACAAGTATAAATATATCTACTGATATCTATATGATACCTATGATTACTTAATGCATCTGACTGAGTATACACTAGATTAACTATAAAGCAAAATGACCGTAGGGAAAAAACAGTATACTCACACCAATCAAGGCATAAGTATACTGTATAAGGGGACTAGAACTCTACATCTAGGCTTTTAGCCACAGGCTTGAAAGTCATAGAAGATACTTTCTCAGCACCTTGACCTGCTTTATGTAGCATCCAACTAGCCTCTCCGTCTTCTGGAGTAAACCAAGATACTACTAAGTCATCAGATAGTTTACTGATGTCATTTGCAATACGGAAAGTGATTCCCGTATCTGTTGTACCAAACAGTTTACCTGTCTTTGGGTTCTTCAATATCTCTATTGAAGATAGACCGTTAACAGATGCGAACTTGTTGATTGACTGTGTTTTTGAAAATGTGCTCATAATAATTAATTTTTAGTGTTAAACAATTTATATCAATTTCAGTTCTAAAATGGTAAAAGATGCGTAGCAAAAAAATAATAAACCTCTACCAATCAAGGTAGAGGAATATAATTAGAATACATCAAAGTTTGCAGGTGTCTTTGCAAAAGACATCTTGGATACAACCTCTGCACCCGCACCTTTCTTGTGTAGCATATAAGATGCATCACCGTCTTCAGGTGAGAACCAAGATACCTGCAAATCTGTAGTTAACTCTGTGATGTCTTTAGCAACACGGTACGTGTTACCTAAATCATCAACTAAGAAGTTAGAACCTGTTTTAGGGTTCTTAAGGATATTCAACTCTGAAATACCTTGTTTTTCTGCGAATGCAGAAATGCTTACTGTTTTTGAAAAACTGCTCATAACTCAAATTTTAAATAGTTAATAAATATATCAATGTCAGTTATAAAATGGTAAAGGCTGCGGAGCAAAAAAAATACACAAAGCCTAAGCCCTGTGTATTTATGTATACCCTCTGCACTCAGATAACTGTCAACCCTTGGGAAGTTGAAGTGGTGCATTTTATACTCAGGACTTTTACCTGCAAATCTCTACATAGTCAATAGAGATGGCTTTCTTAATATAATAACATTTGCAACGGTTATTATATCAATTCAATATTAGTTATAAAATGGTAAAAAAAGAATGGGTATTACACCCACTCTCTTATTTAAACATAGGTTCTGGATGCATTATATTGCAAGCATATTCTAACCTTTTAGCAAGGCTACCTAAGTGTATACCTTCATCACTATACACAGGAAGTCTAAGTACATCCTTGTTTAGTTCAGTACCACGAAACCATTCCATATTAATACGGTCTATGATTTCTTTTCCTACATAAAATGTTATAGTCCAAGAAACACCATTGTCTCTTTCTATTACCTTTAAGTCAGGATCTTCAGTGGTAGTTAATGTAGGTCCATACCAACCTGTGTGAATAAAATCTTTCATAATAAATAGTTTTAATTATTATCAGTTAAAAAATGGTTTAATAAAAAGGGGGATACTAGCCCCCTATCTTAAAATTCTTGATCTTCATATGCGTCTAACATATTTGATAATGCAGTTCTCATATGCTTATCATTATCCATTTGTTTTTTAGTATATATAGCATCAGGAATTACTACATCATCTATAAAAAAGTGTAATGCTTTCTTAAGTTCTTCAATTGTAATTTCATTTGCATAATACTTTTCAATGTTTTGTTTTAAATAGTCCATAATTTTTAAGTTTAATAATAGTTAAAAAATGGTTTAAAAGAGAGAGAGCCTAAGCCCTCTCTTATTGTTAAAAAGGTAAACCATCATCTCCCTTTTTTGCTACTTCCTCTACTGGATGTGGCATTACCTTTTTTGGATGTTCAGTAACAAGTATTTCAATACCATATATTTCATCAATATCTACATCAATGATGGGTATTCTAATATTTGGTGAATCATACTCAAAACATTTTTCCCAAAGATATTTAATCCTACTTTTTTCATCATAGGTATCTCTTAGGTATTTACTCCATTCTAATTTAGCATAGATAATTGCATCAGTGCTAAAATTATCAAATCCCCTTACTGCTTGGTGACAAGCATATATTATCCTATAACTTGGGATAATTTTTCCTAAGAGGCCTTTTACTAGTGTTCCTTCTATCTTTTCCATAATCTTTAATTTAAATTATTATTAGTTATAAAATGGTAAAATAAAGAGAGAGCCTAAACCCTCTCTTATTATTACTCTTCCAATTTCTCTTGCAAATAGTTTTTGATTTCTAATAAGTATTTTGAGTTATAACTTTTAAACTCTTGACTTACCTCATAATCATCTTGCCCGTATGTGCCTGTTACTGTATACGTTGTATCATCACTTAAAATCATTTTAAGATTATCAATATGATTTCTTATTATTTGTTTTTCTTCTTTAGTCATAATCTTTAAGTTTTAATTAATATTATTAATAGTTATAAAATGGTCCCCAAAGGGGAAATAGTGTGCATCATTTGACACACACTATTTTAAACACACCTTGAGTATATCCATTACTCATCAGTTGCTTCTTCTTCCAAAGGGCTAATGCCTTAGAAGGAAACACAAAACTCTCTAAGAGTCTTGTGTTATTGTGGTACTCAAGCCTATACATCTTGAGTTACTAACAGGTTATACCTCCTATCAATATCAACAGGCATATTCATAACCTGTTGAAGATCCACATCCTTATAGGTATAGATAAATAAATCATCTTTTGTATCAGAGACTAATCTGATAGCATATTTAAAGGATGATATTACACTATGTATGGTTCTTTTACCAGTATGGATGAAGTCTGGTGTAGCACATAGTTGTATACTATGTGCATCATTTAAGTTTACTAAGTCTTTAATAGTTTTCATAATAAATAGTTTTAATGACAGTTATAAAATGGTTTAAGACTAAAAAATAAGAGAGAACAATTAAGTTCTCTCTTCTTGCCTGCTAAAGCCTTTTACGGTACTTACATCTCCAAAGCAATAAGGAGAATGCCTCTGAGGTATTCATAATAGTGACAGAGATCATTAGTTCACTCTATCAATGACAGTTATAAAATGGTTTAACAGAAAAGAGAAACACCCGAAGGTGTAATCTCTTTAATCTTCATATCCAAAGAATGAAGGTAGTGCATCAATGTTGCCTTGATGATATTCCTCTTCAGTTCTTAATTCTGAACATATTAGTTCAAAATATAAGTTTGTTTGTGAGTTATGCTTTGCATAAATCACATATTCTTTCTCATATACATCCTCTGTGTATGAAGGTCTTACTTTCATTTTTAGTGAAAGTGATTCTAGCACATCTTGTGTTTTTTCAAAAGATATGTTGTGTTTTGGTTGTATGATTACACAACCTTGAGTCATCACAACTCTTACCTTATTGTATCCTAAGATACCTTCAATCATTGTTTTCATAATGTATGTTTTTAAGTTATTATTATTAGTTATAAAATGGTTAGACTAAAAGAGAGATGACCTCTCCTTTCTTTTTAGAAAGGGAGATCATCATCATCTTCACGTGGATAAGTCATATCCGCGTTATTCAACATCCAAAGAGCAAAGGCTTCTTGCTCTTTGGATATGAAGTCAGAGAGTTCTTGGTAGAACTCAGACTCCATACGAGTGTATTCATCTTGTGTCATAGTAATAAGATTTAATATTATAAGGAGTTATAAAATGGTGACAAAAAAGGGGTATTATACCCCCTTATTTAATCTTAACAAAGCCAAATTCTAACCATCTTTTAATAAAATCAGTACTGTATGTATTTTTATCAGTAATAATCTCACCTGTAGTTCTATTGTTTTTGGCTTTTATAATAACCTCTTCTCTGTCTTTAAAAACAAGTATATTTCCTTTTTTCATAATAATAAGTTTTAATTATAGTTATAAAATGGTGACTAAAAAAGGGGATTACTCCCCTTAATTAATTCTCCCACCATTCTTCAACCCAATGGCCTAGGATATCTAGGCCATAAGAGGCTATCAATGGACCTTTGTAATTTTCTATAAATATTCTTTCTTTGATAATGATGTTATCATCACTATCAAACACTACTCTATTGTACCACATAATCTTTAAGTTTAAATTAATAACAGTTATAATATGGTAAAGAAAAAAAAATAAGAGGATTATATCCTCTTATGCTTGGGTTCCCTCAAGGGGGTCGGTGTGTGCTCACCTACTATACAAACTTGTGTATCAATAATAGTTATAATATGGTCACAAGAAAAAAACATAAGAGCCATTAGGCTCCTATGTTATTTATTACTTACTTAACATACTTCTCATTATCAGGGGCCATAAGGGTCCCCATCAAGAAGTAGAAACATAAACATGTGAACGCAGCAGCCAGTGTTGGCATGCGTTCAAGTATGAACTCAACACTTGCACCAGCAAGTATTAGAGTACAGAATATCATACATTTGTAGTGGAATGTGTACTTCATATCAATTAATTTTAGTTAATGATAGTTATGATATGGTTAAGGCTGCGAAGCAAGTATAGGGGGTACCACCTCCGGGCTGAGGGGGTGGGGGTTTTTTATGGAGGGTCCACCTCTAAGCCACACATACACCATACCTGAATACCGTAGTCCCTCTGTTAATCAATCTCACTCAGGAAGAATCACGGGAAAGCCTATCCGGTATCAGTAATTATATATATATTTGTTTTGTTAATAAATAAGACAAGCGGTTAGGTAAGAAGATCCTCAGATGCCAGTCTGGGGATTTTGTTTTATATTTGTATTTTAAATATATTATGATGAAACTATACACAGAGAAACCAAGAACTGTAGAAGCATTACAGTATGATGGTACAGAGAAGATGGCTATTGAGATTGCTGCTATGGAAGATTATGAAGGGATGCTTGATTATAGGCAGAGAAAGTTTTGGGCTTTATGGTTGTATAGTGGGGGGAAAGAATTGAGAGTTGACCGGGGGGATTATGTTATACGGGACTGGCAAGGGGAGTATTCTATCATGTCTGAAAAAATATTTGAAAAATTTTATAAAGTATTAGAATAAATGTTTATATTTGTGGACTAGCATATTATACTTTTTCGGTTAAGTATTTTTATCTGATTGATTTTTTTTTTAATTATAAGCTCTGAGATTAAAATCTTGGGGCTTATTTTTTACGGGTTATATTATGGCAATATTTGATAGGCAATACAAGAAGATATTAGAAGAGATTTATTACAATGGGTATAAGTATCAGGATCCAAATAGAAAAGGTGTAGAGAGAATTGAGATCCCAATGATTAATATTTATTGTAGACCATCTATATCTTTTCCTGCATTAACTACAAAGGAGATTTATTTTAAAGGAGCAATAGCAGAGTTGTTATTCTTTATGTCTGGTTCTACTGATATAAGGAAGCTTTGGGAAATGGGTGTTAGATTCTGGGATAAGGATTGGGCCAACTTCCATGAGTACTCAGAGGCCTCTGCAAATTATTTATATGAAGGTTGGAAAGCAAAGAAAAAGGAGCACACTAGTAAAGCTTCAGCGTCTATATATAGTATGGGTAGAATCTATTCACACCAATGGAGAAATGCCAATGGAGTTGATCAGTTATATAACCTTGTTTCTTCCATGATTAATACACCTATGTCAACATCATTAATAGTTAACTCTTGGAATCCTGCAGACTTACCTAGGATGTGTTTACCTCCGTGTCATTATTCATTCCAAGTAATATGCCAGCCTGTAGAAGATACTTATAAGTTCACACTTGCATGGAGTCAAAGGTCTACAGATTTTTTCTTGGGTACTCCGGTTAATGTAATGTTCTATGCAGCACTAGCCCAAGTACTAGAAATATTCACGGGATATAAATGTATTGCAGTTATTGGAGAGTTAAAGAATGTCCATATATATGATAACCAAATTGAGGTAGCAAAAGAGTTGATGGCTAGAGATCCAGAATTATATCTTGATAGCAGATTAGAAATAGATAAATCTAAGTTTAAACTTTTTTTGGAAAATCCATCAGCTTTAAACTTTAATAGTGTAATAAATTTATTATCTTTACAAGACTTTAACTTGGTGGGGTACAAGTGTTATCCAAAGTTAAAAGTAGATATGTTAAGTTATAATAAAAACTAAAAATTATGAGTACAGCGTTTAAGAGTCTAAAAGGACGTAGAGTGTTGGTGAACCAACCAGAGATGAAAGAGTCAGCTATCCAATTGAGTGAAGCAGATAAAGCACACATTGAACAAGAGTCAATGAAAAAGTGGACACGTTTAGAAGTGTTTGCAGTAGGTGAAGAAGTTAAAACTGTAGCAGCAGGTGATTCAGTTTATGTATCAGTTAATGCAATTAAAGGTGCAGAAGTTATTGAAGTAGATGAAACTATCAAGCTTATGCTTAGTGAGTATGATATTGCAATTGTTTGGTAAGATGTCTGAATTAGTTTGTAACACATACAAGAAGATGGTTGATAAACCTGAGACTTCTACTACATATAAAAAGAGTATGAAAATTATGGCTGAGATTGCTGCAAATAAATCTAATGTAATGTATGAGGATTACCTTAAAAGAGTTGACTCTAATCCTTATGTAGGTAAAGATCCTTTTGGAGGTGCAAAACCTAAAGCAGTTACAGTACCTAATACTGCACTAAGACCTTCTCATTATGGAGGAGTTAATAGTACTTATGAAGTATTCAATGTACTTGAAGCATGGGGATTAGATAAAGACTTTTACTTAGGTAATGTTATCAAGTATATTGCAAGAGCAGGTAAAAAAGATGCTACTAAAGAATTAGAGGATCTGGAAAAAGCTGAAGTGTATTTAAAAAGAAGAATTGCTGAACTGAAAAAATGAGATGTTTAATTGTTTTATTATTACTGTATTCATGTGCCCCACATATAGTTGGTCCTAACTATAATCAAGGTAAGACTCACAATTCTGATCTAGGTAATAGAGAAAGAATTGTAAGAGGTGAGGATGCAAGAATGAAAAATGCAATGATAAAACATAGAGTATCTGCAAGACGCGGTTTAGTTAAAACAAAAAGAATAAGAAAAAAGAGTGGTAGAAGGTTTATTAATTAAAATATTATATATACATTAGCACTCCTTTTTTCTCTCAGTCTTTCTCGCTGAAAAAAGATTCCTGATAAGTTTATACTTATTGGGAATTTTTTTTATATTTACATGCTCTAATATTTAAACGTATTGACAAGATAGGTAAGAAAGTCCCAGATTAATTATCTGGGATTTTGTTTTTATATTATTATTGTGTATATTATATTATATGTATTAATAAAAAGATTAACAACTATGGACATTTTAAATTTTATTTCCTGGATTAAAGCAAAACGTGTAACTACTACACTTCCAGATGGATCTCTAATTGCAGTTGGTGCACCATCAACTAAAAGAGATGATAAGTATCTTACAGTAGCAATGACATTAAATGATGCAGTACAATCAGGTAATGTTGGTAACACTAAGCACTATGAGTTAGATATTGCAGTTACTAGTACTGTAATAGTAGATACTCCCCGTGGTATTATTGATATTCTTAATATGGGATCATCTGCTCCTTTAACTCCTGATCCAGCTTATGCTACTTCAGTATCTTTCACAATTGATAATTTAGATTTAGATCTTACTTTAGCCAATAGAGATAATATATATGTACAGTATTCTGTATATTACAAAAACACTATAACTGACAATGCTATTCCACATTTAATTACTACAGGAATTGCAACTGGATTAGAGTTTAATCTTTATAATGCTAATCCTGCAACAGCTGGGGTTAATAACTGGGATGGTGATTTGTATGTATATTATGAATTATACACAATTAATTAACAAATAAATAAATAAATATAAACTATAAAAAATAAATATCATGGCATTACCAGTTGTATTAAGAGAAGCAAATATTAAAGTATATGCATCAGTATTGATGGATAACTCAGTATCATTAGAAGAAAAAGCAGTAGCATTAAATGCATTATTTGAAATTTTTAATTATGATACATATTCTAATAAAAATGTATATGATGCATATGGATTAGGTGTATATTTCCATGATAGTGAATCTGGAGATATTAAAACTACACATGTACCTGAAATATTACCTTAAGTAAAAAACATTAAAAAAATAAATACCACAGATATAGTATATTTGTGGTATTTTAATATATATAATATATAAAGCTATGTTAAATAATATAACAAACTATACTAACCTTATTAATAATAGAAAGGTTAGAACACTATTAGAAGCAACTGACTTGTTCACGGTAGGTGTAAGAGATCCAAACTTCTATGGTAATTACCAACCAGCATTAATAACTACAACTGATTTAGTTAGTAGTGTTGCTAGTTTATTACCTCCTGCAACAGCAGCTTGGGGATCTATTTCTGGTAACATTAATACTCAAGGTGATTTAATATCTTTATTAAATGCTAAACAGAATAATATTACTTTAACTACAACAGGTTCATCTGGTCCTGCTACATTAATAGGATCAACATTAAATATTCCTAATTATGCTGGTAGTACATTACCTGCTTGGTTAGAATATAATGCGGGTGATAAAACAATATGGAATAATGGTAATGGTAATATTGCTACTAATACGTCATATGGTGAGTTAGCATTAAGAGTAAATACTACAGGTGATGCTAATGTTGCAATTGGTTATCAAACATTGTATAGTAATACTACAGGATTTAGTAATATTGGAATTGGTGCATATGCACTTAGAACAAATATTACTGCAGCAGATAATATAGCAATTGGTACTAATACATTATATAATACTACAACAAATTCTAGTATTGCAATAGGAAGAAATGCATTACAAGCAAATACTACTGGATCAAGTCTTTTAGCTATTGGAGGTTTTAGTTTATCAAGTAATACTACTGGTACAAGTAATACTGCAATTGGAGGAGCTGCTTTATCAAGTAATACTACAGGAACTAATAACACGGCAGTTGGTCGAGCATCTTTAGCTAGTAATACAACTAGTTCTGATAATACTGCGCTTGGATACTTTAGTTTAATAAATAATACTACAGGAGCACAAAATACAGCAGTTGGCTCTAGTGCATTAAGTAATAATACTACAGGTAGTTATAACATAGCACAAGGATTTCAAGCATTACGTAATAATACTGAAGGTATTTTTAATATAGGATTAGGTTCTTATTCTTTATTAAATAATGTTACTAGTTCTACAAATATTGGTATTGGTGGTTATGCATTATATAACAATAATGTTGATCAAAATTTAGCAGTTGGATATAGTACTTTATATAATAATACAACCGGTATACTAAATATTGGAATTGGTAATAATTCATTACTTAATAATACTACAGGTGGTCAATCAGTAGCTATTGGTGTTGAGGCATTGTATTCTAATACAACTGCAAGTTATAATGTTGCCGTAGGTAGACAAGCTTTATACAGTAATACTACAGGAAACTATAACAATGCATTAGGGCTACAAGCTTTAAGACAAAATACAACTGGTGCAGATAATACAGCAGTTGGCTCACAGGCATTATATAATAATATAACGGGTAATAGTAATATTGCAGTAGGTAAAAATTCTTTATTCTCAAATAGTACAGGTGCTGAGAATACAGCAGTTGGTACAAGTACATTAAGATTAAATACTACTGGGTCTAATAATACAGCTAATGGGTTTAATGCATTATATTCAAATATAAGTGGATCAGATAGTGTTGCAATTGGTGTAGCAGCATTATATACAAGTACTACAGGTACAAGCAATGTTGCTGTAGGTAACAGGTCAGCAGTGTTAAATACAACAGGTATAAACAATGTTGCAATCGGTACAGATGCATTACCAAATAATACTACAGGTACAAACAATGTTTCTGTAGGAACTAGTTCAGGTACTACAAATACAACAGGTAGTAGTAATACTTTAGTAGGTTCATCAACATTTACAGGTAATTTCAGTGGATCAGTTATACTTGGTTTTGGGGCATCATCTCCTGGATCTAATCAATTTGTTGTAGGATCAGTAGGTACAAACGCAGGTTCAGTAGCATCAGAAGTAAACACCTCTACTCAAGTATGGAATGTAGTTATCAACGGTGTAGCAAGAAAAATTTTATTAGCATAATAAATAATAAATATATTAACTTTACAAAAAAATAAATATCATGGAATTAGAATTAACAACAGAGCAAGTAGCAAAATCAGTATCAGCAGCATACGATAGTGTAGCATTAATCACTGAGTTAAAAGCAAAAGAGACTTTAACTGAAGAAGAAACAGCAACAGTAGCACGTAATGAAGAGCACATCAGAATTATGTTAGCTAAAGAATGGTTTGTTGCAGGACTTACTAAAAAACAAGTAACTGAATTACAAAAAATATGAAATCAGAAGATGCAAAACAAGTAGTTGAACAAGCTTTAAATCAAGCATTCCTTAAAGGAGCATTTAGTTTACAAGATGCAGCTATGATAACACAAGCATTAGGAGTTCTATTTGCAGAACCTCAACTAGTTCAAGAAAATTAAAAGCAATAGCCACAGAGATGTGGCTTTTCTTTTTTATATTTGCTTATATAGAAAGTTTTCTGTATATTATTATATATAAATCAATTATTATGTCTGTAGGAAATTTAAAAACATACGGTGGTAAAGGGACAAACATGCCATGGCAATTAAAAATGCTATTTGGTCAAGAGTGTGCATGTGATAACCTTACTGATATTAACACAAATACAAGTAATGTAGATTCATTACTTAACCAAATATTAACTGCAATTCAAGCAGGAACTGAATATGAAGCAGCTTTAGTTATTGATGCTAATGATGTTACTTGGTTGGAGGTAAGAATTTATAATGCAGGTACCGGAACATTTGATCCACCAGTTTATTATTTAGCAGGAACAAATACTCCAGGTACACCTGTTGCACCAATAACGTATATCAATCCTAATACTTATCTAGCACAAATTGTAAGTAACACAACAGGACTAGCTACTGAAACTACATTGCTTAGTGTAGATTCAAATGCTGCACAATTAGTAACTAATACTACGTCTGTAACAAGAACACCTAATCTAGTTAGAGCTACAGGATCAGGAACTATTGCTCCTTTAGTATATGACTTTTCAGTGTCTAACGTAGGATCTGCAAATGGTACTATACTAGGTGAAACAATTAAGCCAAGTGAAACATTAAACTTTACTGCAGGAGCTTTAAATAACAGTTATGCTGCAGGTACTATTTCTTATAATGGTACAGGTACTGAATTAGTGATTATATTTAATTCGTAATGAGTACTGCTATAACATATAGCGGATCAAGTAGTTCTTCTATTTTGAAGAATGATCCAATGTTGGGAGATGCATTTGGTAGGTTGCGTGTATCAAACCCTTTAACACTATTTGATTCATCAAATAGATACAAAGACAATGGTCTGTGGGCTACCTCTACTGCAAGTGGAGGAGCAGCTGTATTTAGTGCAAATGAAGGATTAGTAAATCTAAATGTAGATACTACAAGTGGATCTCAAGTACTAAGAGAAACATTTAAAGTAATGTCATATCAACCAGGTAAGTCATTACTAGTACTAAATACATTTGTAATGGCTCCTGCTCAAACCAATCTAAGACAGAGAGTAGGTTACTTTGGTACACAGAATGGAATATACATTCAGTTAAACAATAGTACTTTAAGCTTTGTAGAAAGAAGTTTAGTTACAGGTGTAGTTACAGAATCAGTAGTTAATCAAGCTTCTTGGAATGCTGATACCTTAGATGGTAATGGTCCATCAGGAATAACTTTAGATATAACTAAGGCTCAGATATTATTCATGGATATTGAGTGGTTAGGAGAAGGTACTGTAAGATTAGGGTTTGTTATTGATGGTAACTTCATTGTATGCCATAGATTTAATCATGCTAACTTAATTGCCTCTACTTATATTACTACAGCTTCATTACCATTAAGATATGAGATAACTAAT